AGATGTAGCAACCGGTAGTATGGTCGTGGTTGCCCTTCAAGTCGTTTATATCGCCTTGGTAACACCTGGTGGAACCGTATCTGCTGATGTTCGTGCAATCTCTTATATCGGTGTTCCTCTTGCTATCTTGTTTGTGCATGCAAATCACATCACAGACGAAGCTGGAATTGCAGCAGCTGCAACATGGGCACTCAATGGAGCTATTGCAGTCTTGACCAGCCCGATAACCTTGGTTATTGCTGCTATTGCAGCCTTAATCGCTATCGGTGTCTTGCTCTACCAAAACTGGGATACTGTTGTCGAGTTTGCTAAAACTGCATGGCAAGGACTATGTGATTTTATCAGTGGTATTTGTCAAGCGATTGGCGAATTTTTCAGTGGTCTATGGACGAAGCTCCAAGAAATCTTTGAGCCAATAGGTCAATGGTTTGGAGAGAAGTTCCAGCAAGCATGGGACGCCATTGTGAACATATTCTCTGGTATCGGAGAGTGGTTTTCTGGTGTATTCCAAGGTGCGTGGGATGCTATCGTTAATATCTTCACACCAATCGGCTCATGGTTCGGACAACGTTGGGCAGATGTTACTAGTGCTTTGGCTAATATCGGGGCATGGTTTACGGACATGTTCCAAAAAGCATGGACTGGTCTAACAAACATCTTTAGCAAACTAGGTTCATGGTTTGGTGAGAGATGGGCAGATGTGACTAATGCATTATCCAGCGTTTCAAACTGGTTTGGTGAGATGTTCACTAATGCATACAACGCAGTAAAAGATGCTTTCAGCTCTATCGGTGACTTCTTTAGTGGCGTTTGGGAAACTGTAAAAGGTATCTTCGTAAACGCTGGTCAAATGGTCGGTGAGGCAGTAGGTGGAGCATTTAAGAGTGCTGTTAATGCGGTTCTTGGAACGATTGAAAATGTAGTCAATGGCTTTATCGGAATGATTAACGGTGTTTTAGATGTTGTCAGAAACTTACCTGGTCTAGGATGGGTCGGTAGTGTAAGTACAGTCAGTCTCCCTCGTCTTGCCCGTGGTGGTATCGTTGATAGTCCAACGATCGCCATGATTGGTGAAGCAGGTAAAGAGGCGGTCGTACCACTTGAAAATACAGGATTTATCCAAACGCTAGGACGAGTAGTCAGCAGTGCAGTAGTAAATGCCATGGCTGGTGTTGGTCCACAAGGTGGTTTTTCTGGTGATGGCGACATCGTTATCCAAATCGCAGGCCATGAGTTCGGTCGGGTAGCAATCCAAGAAATCAACAAGGAACATGAACGAGCAGGTCAAACCTTGCTCAAGATTTAGGAGGTTAAATGGCACAATTGACAATCAATGGGGTGGCTGTGAAGCCTCCCAAATCTTTTCAGGTCGGCATTCAAGATATCGATGGAGAAACAGGGCGTAACGCTAACGGCGACATGGTGCGCGACCGTATCACGACCAAACGCAAACTAGACTGTGAATGGGGCATGCTGACTCAGGAAGAAATGAGTCAGCTTTTAAATGCCGTGTCAGCAGTCTTTTTTGAGGTTTCATACCCTGACCCTGTTAAAGGTCAGACAACTGGGACTTTCTACGTCGGTGATAGGACGGCTCCAAGCTATACCTTTACTGAAAAGTTCAAGCCTTGGTCTGGTGCTAAATTTAATCTAGTAGAGAGGTAAGAAAATGGACGCTTTAACTAGACGACAATTTGATAGAGCCATGTTTGCCAAGGACAGGACGCTGGCTATCCGTGTTGATGATTATGCTTCACGGGATATCAAAGAGGCTAGTTTTGAGTATGGCTATATCAAAGGTGATACGTACAAGCCCGGTGGAACGTGTGCTGGTAGCGGTAAGATTACCTTTACCAGTATCATTACCACGTTCAATAAACTGGATATCCTACACCCCGAGATTGGTCTACTGGTTGGGGATACTTACCAGTGGGTCAAGATGGGGGAATACTTCATTAACGATATCGAGATTGACAGGAATCGAAACACAACCACGCTGGAGCTCATGGACGGTATGTTTAAGCTTAATCGCGAGTACGTGACGGACTTGCATTTTCCAGCTGAAGTACGAGAGGTTATTCAGGAAATCTGCCTGAAAACAGGCATTGAGTTAGCGAATGACTATTTCGGAATCAGCGCTATGCGTTACCATATTGAGCAAGTTCCTGAAGGCAAGAAACTTTCGTTCAGGGATATGCTGAGCGCTATGACCCAGATGATTGGGATGTCTTGTTTCTTTAACCGAGAAGGGAAGATGGAAATCCGTGATTTGACTGAGTCAAATATCACGATAAACGCAGATAGTTACTTCCTACATGGTTTAACCAAGAGTGAGATTGAGTATCAGATAGCTGGTATCACTTGTAAGACAGATAAGAAGTCTCTGACAGTCGGTATGAAGACAGGTCGGTCTTTGGAACTGGACAATGTCTTTATGACCCAGAGCGCTTTAAATGACCTGTATTACAAGCTGAAAAACCTAACTTACTACCCGTATAATCTAAACTATCAAGGGCATTTACTGCTTGAGGTTGGGCAGTGGGTAACCATTCAGACTAACAAGAAAGAAACCTTTAAAGTTCCTGTGCTAAGTCAGAGCTTTACTTTCAAAGGCGGTCTGAGAGGTCGTATCAGTGCAGATAGTAAAGCTGGAAACGATACCCAGTATTCTTACGAGGGTACGATTACCAAGCAAATTAAGCAACAAGATGGCATTGAAGCCAAAATCCAAGCGCAGATAGAAGCAGCAGACGCGGCCTTTGAAGCAGAGTTTGAGAAACGTAAAAAAGCGATTGATGACGCAATCGAAAAATACAAAGCAAATGCCGAAGAAATGGGCGCCAAGATCCATGAAGAAATGGAAAAAGAGCGTCCTGAGTTCGTGAAGCGAATCCGTGAGGAACTGATGAGTGGTGCTGACTCAATCGCTGAATTAAGCAAGAAACTGGAGCAGGTCAGTGAGACTGCAAGGGTCAATGCAAGCCTGATTGGTGGTGACGGAAATACTCAGTACAATAAGAACCGCTTGAATGGTGGCACGGCTAAAAAAATTAGTTACGGAACGGATTTTGTGGAGGTCGGTCACAACGGAGAGGGCTTTGAACTTGGCAAGAAATACGTTATCAGTTGGTCAGCAACCTGTACGCCTTATGGTAAAACTGATGTGACCGTTGTAGTCAACAAGACGCCGTTTTATGGTGGACACGTTCATTTAGCGCCTGCTAATTCGGTTATGCCAGCGATTGATAAAGGCCTTGTCCAGAAAGAGGAGCAGGTCTTGGCGGTCTACTACGGTGCCTATCGTCTGACCTTCTCAGGGGACTGGTATCAGAACGTAGAGCAATCTGTGACGATTGACAATCAGACAAGACGGATTGAACTAGCACCGGTCTACAAGACGGTTGCTGATGGGCAAAATGCTAGATATGAAGGAAGTTGGAACGAGAATCCAACTTTTATTTTTGATGGAGGAAGAACATGACGGAAACAATCCCAGTAAGGGTACAACATAAGCGCATGTCAGCACGAGACTGGGCAAGTAGCACTCTGGTCTTACTTGATGGGGAGTTAGGCGTTGAGAGCGACACAGGCAAGGTCAAGGTCGGAAATGGCCGTGACCGATTCTCAGCTCTTCAATATCTGACAGGACCAAAAGGTGACCGTGGAGAAACAGGACCTCAAGGTCCCAGAGGAGCAGACGGGGTCGTAAGGTTTGAGGGTTCAGCGGCAGAGCGTGCTTTGGCAGAGTATGCCAAAAAGTCTGAAACGCCAGTATATCGCATTGCTAAAGGAGATATAGGAGGGGGTGGGGTTGGGTCAACTAACACGATAAGAACCAGCGATATTATGAACCCCGACGGTATTAAAGTAGGCGATATCATTGAAGATTTTTGGTCTAGTGGCTCTACGGCAGATAAAGAGATTTGGAAGGTGACGGCTGTAAACGGTACAAGCGTTTCAGTACAAAATTTGGGGAAGAGAACTTTTCCATCCTATAATGACACAGACGTTAAGCGCCGTATCACAGCCCTTGAAGCTAGACCTGACTTTAACTCTTTGACAGAGACACAACGAAATAGCTTGCGAGGCCCCGCAGGCCCAACAGGCGCAACGGGTCCCGCAGGTCCCAGAGGTGCGGACGGAGCTAGAGGAGCAGATGGAGCCCCTGGTCAGAACATCATCAATCAGAATGGTGGGCAACCAATGAAATATTGGGCTGGAACAAGGTCCCAATATGACGCAATTTCTAACAAAGATGCTAATACCATCTACGATATTTATCGTTAACAGGAGGTAATATGGCACGAGAAGGAATTTACGTGGGCTCTAAAGAAATTATTCAGCGTTATGTCGGGACAAGTTTGGTCTGGGAGAAAGTCACAATCCAATTTGACGAAGTTTTAAGATTTACTTCAAACCGCTTTGGGTCATTTTGGCGTTTTGGCTCTACAGAAAGAGCCTTCATCGACTTAGGGATATCCGAACGTCGTCCGTATGGTTTGGATGGAATAGAGGATTGTAATGTGGTGAAACTTCAAAATTCTAACAAAATCTTTGAAGTTAGGGTAGTAATAAGTCAACGAGATACTGGCTATTCAACAAGTTACCAAAGACGATACAACTACCAATTGTTTGTCATTTTTAAAAATACGGATGAGGTGCAGGATTTCATCTCCAATAAGTACAACGAAACCTATATTTTTGGCAGAAAAAGAGGAGGCTAGTATATGGATATTACCATTCAAAACGTTCGTTCGCCTGCTTTGGAGCATAACGGACGGTATTACAAGGTATTTCAGCCACGGACACGAGATGAACTGCTGAAGCTTCATCACATGGGCTGTGTGGGTGATACGGTGCTGACAGATATCCAGTTGGAGCAGGGAGATTTCCCGACTAACTTTGTGGAACCTACTGTCACGCAACGCACCTTGTCAGGTCTCTTCAAGGATATGCGTTCTATTGAACTGGAATTGAGAGATCCAAACAGCACTCTCTGGGGCAAAATCCAGCAGAACAATCAAGGGGCGCTGACCCAATTCTTTGATACGAATGTTAAGAGCGCCATCGCTCAGACAGCTAGAGAAATCAGGCAGGAAGTGCGAGACGCTGCCAACAGTGCGAGGGTTCAAGTGACACCAGAAGGTGTGACTATCGGATCTACTACCTTGACTGGTGAGCAGTTAGCCTCTACCATTTCGACCAGTTCGAAAGGCGTTAACATCATTGCCCCGAAAGTCAGAGTGAAATCCGACATGATCGTGGATGGCGCGGTGACTGCTGGGAAGTTAGCAGCTGGCTCTGTCACTGCTGACCATATCCAAACTGGTGCCATCACAGGCGATAAAATCAACGTAGACGATGCACTTATTCGGAACCTGACTGCTAGAGATGCCTTGATTGATAAGTTGACATCTAAGGAAGTCTTTGCGACTAAGATTGAATCTGTCGTGTCTAGTTCAACCTTCCTTGAAGCTTATCAAGGCAAAATTGGCGGATTCACACTTGGACAATTTGACCAAGGTGGCGGACGTTGGATTTCTGGCGTAAACCATTTCGCAGTTGGAATGGGAAATGGAGAAGGCCGAGGAACTAGAACCGCATTTTGGGCGAACTGGGGCGATAGCTGGAACACAATTGGAGATAGAGCTTGGTATGTGAATACCGACGGCAAAATGTACTGTAAGAATGATTCAATCTTCTATAGACAAGTCACATTTGACACTAATTGTTCTGTTGATTGCTACGGAACCCAAACGTTCTATAAATCGCCTATCTTTATCCACGGGATCGAAATGGGCGAGGCAGATATTTACGGTAATGGCTCAAATCCCAAAGGTGGAAAGAATACGGTCGTTTGGTGGAACCAGGTCGGAAGCGGAAGTGTTAAATACTGGGGCGATAAGTCCTCAGATAGACGTTTGAAAGAAAACATCACAGATACAGCCGTGAAAGCCTTGGACAAAATCAACCAACTAAATTTGGTCGCATTTGATTTCATTGAGAGCAAGAAACACGAAGAAATCGGTTTGATTGCTCAAGAGGCTGAGACCATCATTCCAGAAGTTATCTCACGAGATCCTGAGAATCCAGATGGCTATCTGCACATCGACTATACCGTTTTCGTACCCTACTTGCTGAAGGCTGTCCAAGAACTGGACCAGAAAATCAAAGAAATGGAGAAACTACATGGATAATCACACAATCGATAAGTTAGTCGCTGAGTCGCTCGTCAACCGTTTGGCAGAAGGCGAATTGGGACGTGCGCATTTAGAGGCACGCTATACATTGACTTTGGCTGAACTACAGGCATTTAAAGCGGTGCTGGAATATGACCCAGCACTTAAAGAGTTATTTGAAGAAACGCAAGCAAAAATGAAAGGAAATAACTAATGACTTACAAATTAACAGGAAGCCCGACTTTAAAAGGGGAAAAGAATGTCACAATCGTTACGATTGAGAAAGAAGAACCTGGACGCTACAGCTATGAGCGTGTTGAATTACCAGGTAATCGCACGCAGGACAATGAAGAAGTGTTGATTCAAGCGGTTTTAGACTTTATTAAAACAGAGCTTGACCCAACGAGCGCTCTTGTACAGGCTCAAGCTAAGTTGGAAGAAACTCACATTAAGCTTCAAGAGGCTGAACAGAAATTGGCACAAGCCGAAGCTAAGCAGACGGCCACAGATCAAGCAGTTAAGCAGAACAAGACTGAAAGCGACCACTACGGCAAAGTTAGCTACGCATTAGTTTTAACGTTGATAACAGAAAAATTGCTTCAGTACGGAACAGCTTATAAAGTTTTAGTTGATTTAATTCAATCAGCTGAAGTAGGTAAACACTATATGCCAGGTGACTTGATTACCATTGAAGACCCAGCACATGTTGAGGTAGATGGTGAAGGTAAGAGGGTTCTGGTACAACTTAACCGTGAATTTACTTATAATGGAGAGCCTGCAAGCGACTTTATTCGTGATGGACGTCTTGAACGTGATGGATATGGCGTAGCGTGGAAGTACGAGCCTAAAGAACAAAATGAGCCTACGACTGTCGCACCAGCTGCTGCAGTTTCTACGACAGCTATCGTGGCACCTACAACTGCAGAACCGTCTGCTACAACAGTTATATCTAACCAATAATGGAGGTGCCTATGGCGGAATTTGAACACCTCGTTATTCGTTTCGTAATCTCTATGATTCCTGTTATTATCTTGTATTTCTCCATGAAAGACAGAGCCACAAAGCAGGAGAATCGCATTACCGCGATGGAAAAAGACATTGAGAACCTACGTGAATTTAAAGAATCTGCAAACAAACGACTAGATAACCATGATGAACAAAACAAGGCTATCTTAGTTCTTGCGGAACAAGTTAAATCGTTAGGCGAGGACGTCAGAGAGTTGAAAACGCTGATTCAAAGCAAAACTTAAGAAGGAGGGCAATAATGGTCTGTAATCTCAATACGACCAATCTTGCTCAAGTTGATGGCGGTTACCTCATCAAACAGGGTGATGTGGCTTCTACCTTTGGATTTGTCCTCTTAGACGAAGATTATCGAGCCGTCCCCTCTCTTGAAGGGGAGGTGGCGGTCGTTAGTCTGACCATGGGCAAGTACCAATGGAAGAAGAGGGTAGCTGTCACAAACTCAAGCGTGAATTTTAATCTGGATACTATCTTGCCAATCGGGAAATACCGCTTAGAGATTAGCGCTGGTGGATATATTTTCCCGAGTGACAAAGAGACACATATCAAGATAGTGGCTTCAGATAAAGAATTGGTCACAGAAGAAGTCCACGCTCTCAAGGAGTTGGACATCGCAGAAGAAGTCAAAAAACAACTTGCAGAAAAAACAGTAACAGATGGTGGAGTATGTCCGGAATTTCCAGACCTACTCTTCTTTTATAATATTGGAAAGGTATAGAAAAAAATGGAAACTACAAAATTAACAGAATTTGCCCGTACATTGGGAGAAGATAACAAACGAGTTAACGAAGAATTAAAAACCAAGGTTAGCACTTCAGCAATGACGCAAGCTATCTCTCAGGCAGTCACTCAAGCTAAAACGGAAGTAAAAGCTGAAATCTTGGGTGAAGGAACGCCTGAAAATCTTGATACGCTGAAAGAAATTGCGGATAAGATTACTAACATGGGACAGGACGAAAACGGCGCACTTCTCGGCAAAGTAACCGAAGTTAGCGGACGTGTAGACCAGATTGCTAATCTTGATTTAGTTGAGACTTACAATCAAGCGAAAGCGTGAAGCCTATGAATAACCTTGAAAATCTAGCAAAAGCAATTGGTAAGGATATCAAGGGCATTAAAGAGCAACATGTTACGAAAGATGAGCTGGAGGCAAAGCATTATCTTACTGAGAATCAAACTCTCAGCTTAGAAGGCAACAGACTGAGTCTCACAAATGGTGGTTCTGTTAATCTTCCAACTGTTTTGAGAAGCTCAGAATATCGGATTTCAAAATCGGATATTGCCGGAAACGAAGTCGGTGCTACTGCGACAATACCAATCAATTCTTTAATGAATCCAATAGGTATCAAATTTGGAGATGTAATTCAAAGCTTTAATAACAACTCTGAAGGAGCAGATGAAGGCTACTGGATTGTAACAGGCATTAGCGCTCAAGGTATTTCTGTGAGAAAGATTGGCTCAAGACACTTGTATTCAACTTACAACGATGCCGAGTTGAAACAAAAGATTTCAGCTTTAGAAAACCGGCCATCGTTTGACACATTGACACCGACTCAACGAGATAGCTTGAGGGGTGAGAATGGTCACAGCTTAAATGCAACTGTCCGCATTGAAGGGAGTTATCGAAATGGTTCGACTAGCCAGCTAAATTTATTCGCAGATGTATTTTATGACGGAGAAAAGCTCACGAGTGGCTATACTCTTGATTACTACTATCGAGGTTTCGGAAATAATAACTGGGGGGTATTGAGAAATCAGACTCCAGATTCCACTGGAAAATTTAGTACATGGAGCGCCACCCAGCGCTCTGGTGGTTGGTTTGAAGTTCGTATCGAAGTGAATTACAGAGGTCTAAAAACCTCTGCTTTCACTCGTTTGGATAATGTCAACGATGGCGAACGAGGTCCGCAGGGTGTCCAAGGTCAACGAGGACCTCAAGGGAATGTAGGCCCTGCAGGCGCTAGAGGAGCCACAGGGGAACGTGGACCAGCAGGAGCGCCCGGCCAAAATATCGTCAACCAAAACGGTGGGCAACCGATTAGATATTGGGCAGGCACGCAAGCGCAGTATGACGCAATTGCAAGCAAAGACTCAAACACGATTTACGATATTTTTAAGTAGGTGATACTATGAGAGATAGAGTAAAAATCATGCTTGGAAATCAAGAAATCGTAAAAAGGTATCTTGGCAAACAGCTTTTATGGAGTAGCGTGCCTGAACTTTTTGAAACTTTAATGGGGTATAGAGTTGTTTTCATGGTATATGAAGATGGGATGCTTTTCACAATGCCTGAAAAGATAAAAAACTATCCGGAAATCAAAGGCGTGAGGGTAGGCGGACAAAAAGAACCTTTTATCTTTAAAAATGAACGCTTTAAAAAAGATTTAGTTTTTTCAAAGTATATCTTTATTAGCGATAAAGAAGCAGGTCTTAAGGCGTATCTTGGACTAGACAAGCGGACGCTTATCAATGGCGAAGATATCGGATTTTACGTATAAAAGAAAGGAAATGTAACATGTCACAATTTAATGAACTGATTATTGCTTTTGCTACAGGATTTTTAGCAGTAGCGGTAGGAAACATTGTAAAAGCAGTGAAGGATTATCTTTTGCAAAAAGGCGGAGAAAAAGCGGTAAAAATCGCTGAAATCTTAGCTAAAAATGCAGTACATGCAGTAGAGCAGGTAGCCTCTGAAACAGGCTACAAAGGTGATGAAAAGCTAGAACAAGCTAAAGTACATATGCTAGCAGAACTTAAAAAGTACAATGTCACGATGACTAATAGAGAGCTTGAAATGTTTGTAGAATCAGCAGTGAAGCAGATGAATGACGCATGGAAAGGGGAATGATCATGGATATCGATACAAGTAGACTACGCACGGATTTGCCGATTGTTGGATTTGAGCCTTTCCGTCAGGTTCACGCCCACTCAACAGGCAACCGAAACTCAACCGCTCAGAACGAGGCGGACTACCACTACAGAAAGGACCCTGGACTTGGGTTCTTTTCTCATGTCGTTGGTAATGGTCGTGTTATGCAGGTAGGCCCTGTAAACAACGGATCATACGACGTTGGAGGCGGCTGGAATGCTGAAACTTATGCAGCGGTTGAGCTGATTGAAAGCCATTCAACTAAAGAAGAGTTTATGACAGACTATCGCCTTTATATCGAATTGCTACGAAATCTAGCAGATGAAGCAGGTTTGCCGAAAACTCTTGATACAGACGACTTGGCAGGTATCAAAACGCATGAATACTGTACCAATAACCAGCCAGATAACAGTAGCGACCACGTTGACCCGTATCCCTATCTTGCTAAATGGGGCGTTAGCCGTGAACAGTTTAAGCGAGATATTGAGAACGGCCTAGGCGCTGAAACAGGCTGGCAGAAAAATGATACAGGCTACTGGTATGTACGCTCAGACGGCTCTTATCCTAAAGATAAGTTTGAGAAAATCAACGGCACTTGGTACTACTTCGACGGCTCAGGATATATGCTTGCAAATCGTTGGAAGAAGCACACAGACGGCAATTGGTATTACTTTGACCAATCAGGCGAAATGGCCACAGGCTGGAAGAAAATCGCTGAGAAGTGGTACTATTTCGACGTAGAAGGTGCCATGAAGACAGGATGGGTCAAGTACAAGGATACATGGTACTATCTCGACAGCAAAGATGGTAACATGGTATCTAATGAATTCGTCAGAGCAGGTCAAGGCTGGTATTATATCAAACCAGACGGCAGCATGGCAGACAAGCCAGAGTTCAGGGTAGAACCAGACGGCTTGATTACGACTAAATAAATAGAAAGGAAACTTTCTAAAATGTTCTTTCACCGCAGGCTTTGGCTTGCGGTTTTTTTGTTGTCTAAAAGGTTGGATTTAAAATCCAAGCTATGAAAATCGAATAAACGCATTTCAAATCCGTAAAATCATCTGCTTGGAGGAGTAGTGGTTTTGTTAAAAATAAAAACAGTGAATTAGTCACTGATTCTTTTGTAAACTATTAGAAATAAACTGACACTTTCTCAACTATACGGGCAAATATGAGTATGAAAATGAATACGATGATGAATACGATTTAAAAAAATGATAGCAATTAATGAAAATGATTTTAATGGAAAATAAGTAAAAACTCAACTATTGAAAAGCGATGATAACTATTTGTAAACGCTTTTCACTTATGGTATAAACTGCTCACGGCTTCCTGTACCCTTGAAATCATTGGTTTTATAGTATATATCTAAAAGTGAATACGAGATTGAATACGACTTTACTTTTAGCTTGAACGGATAAAAGTCATGAGCTGATCCACGATTTCAACACGTTGATTATCATTTATGTGGGTATACATATCAAGAGTGGTTTGAACATTATTGTGACCTAATCTGTCCGAAATGATTTTTGCTGTAACACCAGCTTCAAAGAGAAGAGAAGCATGTGTGTGTCTGAACCCGTGAGGAGTAATTTTCTTGATATCATTGTGTTCACAAAAGAACCTTCTAAGTCTCTCTTTCACAGCTGAAGGAGAAATCCATCCTCCGAAACTATTCGTGAAGAGATAATTCGAATCATGCTTATAAGGAACACTAGCCTGAAAATATTCTTTTATCTGCTGACGCTTCCAGAGTTTCAATACATTTAGAGTTTCATCATCTAAAGTGATGACTCTCTTACTCATTTTGGTTTTAGGAGCCTGAACAGTTTGTTTTTTATTAACAACGACTGCTGTCCGAGAAATGCTTAACCGTTTATTTTCAAAGTCAACATCTGACCACATGAGCCCAAGTGCCTCACCACATCTCATACCAGTAAAAGCTAGCAAGTGATAAAAAGTATACTCTACTTGTTTACAATCTTCTTTGCAAACTTTAAGAAACTCCGTTAGTTCCTGCTTTGTATAGTGGTTCTCTTTGGCCTTTAAGGGCCTATTTTTAGGCTTGATAATCTTGTCTAAAGGATTTGACTTAATGATGTCAATAGAAGTGGCATACTTGAAAATACGGCTAATGACGGAGTAGTAATTGGCATAGAGAATATAGCGATTACTTAACTTGATAGCAACCTTCTGACAATAAGCTACACTGATCTGCTGGATTTTCATATCTGTAAAATACAAGTCAATCATAACATCAAGTTTTTTCTTAACGTTCTGATAGGTTGTTGGTTTTACAGTGCTTTTATAGCCATCAAGCCATAACTCAGCGACTTCAGCGAAAGTAGGGTTCTGGAAATCTTCATTGTTCGAAAAACCATTCTCTTCAACATCTAAGAGAAGGTCACGTTCGGCAGCCTTTGCCTCTTTTATGGTTTTAAAACCACGGCGTGTTGTGCGTTTTTCTTTTCCAGTTGCAGGGTCTATTCCCAGGTATGTTTGAAAGAGATATCCAGTCTCTCCTTTTTTTGTAATATATTTTTTTATCATAAAAAGTCCTTTCTTTTCGATTGCTTGCCCGCATAGTTGAAAAGGTGTAGAACTTATGATAAACTATAGGTGTATTTTTTTATCATCCTTTCCATTGCTTGCTTGATGGAAAGTTGAATCCTCACACTCAAAGTTTGGCGATAGAGAGTGTGGGGATTTTTTTATTGTCTTTTTTATTCTAGACCTGAGCTGGCTTTAGAAGTCAACAAGAAAGAACCGTCGTCTTGTTTTGAAAACGAAAGAATAACGCTCTTGTATTTGCTACCAGTAGAAGTATATGATACTGTCTTGCTGTCGTGGTCATTTACTGAACTAGTTGTTACATTGTTAGGTTCTCCGTGAACGCTAGCAACGTCATCGTAGTTAGTTCCACCAGCTCCATAGTTAATAATATCGCCAACTTGAAGCGCATCAAACTGCTCTTTTGTCCAGTTAAATTTAGCATCTTCCTCTTTTTGTGAAGTTCCATTTAAAAACTT